ATCCCGCCGGTAGCCCACACACGTTCGATCAGATAGTTTCCTTCAGCTTGATCTTCCTGCTGATATACCACCGCAAACTTGGATGGGTTGGAATGTTTAATGTACGAAAGGTCTTTCCACGACAAACGATGGGGGTCTAGGAGTGGTCCGTTCGGCCATGCAGGTGAACTATTCCGTTTAGACGCAAGCCCTGTATCCAAATCCTCATAATACGCTTTATAAATCAGGTGATGATATTTTTGTTTCTTTAACGGCTCTGTGTCCTGTGAAATGTCCGTTGTATCTGATCCGTCATAATCGTCCTCGAAATCTTCGTAGGTGACTTTGCTGAGACAATGAGCGTAGAGGTCCAACGGTCCGAGTCGTTGTCCGACGACGGCGAGCAAACCGCCTGGATCGACTCGTGCTTCAGCCATTGAATCCCATCTCTCAATGAGTTTGTCTCTTGCCGCAGATTCTTTAGCGTTCTCCGGTGACGCAACGTCATCAAACAAACAAAGATCGGCACGATGACCAATGAATTCAGACTCAATACCGTAAGCAGAAACAGTTGGTTCCTTGTTATCCAACCCACCCATGTCCTCCTGTTCAACAATGAATTCTTCGGCCCGCCACAACGACCCTGAAGTTGAAGGCTTAAACCTACCGTAATCAATCGCCAAACACGCTTCCGCCTTTATAGCCAAACCTTTGTCAATCAGCACAGGGTCAGGGTCCAACGGGAACTGGCGTTCAAGGGTTTCACGGATACGACGCGAATACATCTTGGCTAGAGACTGTGAAACGGAGCCGATCATCACACGAATCTTGCGGTTCTTTACTATCTGCCACACAGCAATATCGTGAAACAACGTTGACTTACCTGCACCTGGGGGACAGTTCAACAACACAAACTGTTTATCGTTAGACAACAAATAATCTTCGATCTTGTATGCGGCATCCACCTGCCACGGGCTAGGGATACGGCCCAAATACCTGCGCCTGAAATAGTCAAAGTCCACAAGCCCGCGCTGTGCTTCCTCACTCAAACGGTCATAAGGGATAACAGGTGGTAGATCAGAAACATCCATCACCTTCGCCCAAGCATCAGCCTGAACACCACCCACCTTCTTACGGGCAGTCCCCTGCTCCAACTTCCCAACCTCTATCTCAGCTTTAGCAATCTTCTTCTTCGCATCCCACTTTTGTGCAGTGTTGTAATGAACACCAGCAATCTTCGCTGCATCCTTGATCGACATACCAGACGCACGCGCCTGCCAAAACCTTGCCACATCCTGTGGTGGAACTTGTCGTCGCCCACTCCGACCAGCGGTCATTCGTTACTTTCGTCTATTACGTTTAGGTTTGTTTGCTTGAACAGCAGCAAGCGATAAGGCTTCTTTAGAGATTTTGTTAATCCGCCCGTAATCCAACGCTGCTTGTGACGCAACCCTAGTATTGCCACCACGCACAGCAGCATTAGTGATGTTTTCTGCACGTGTAACCAAACCTTTAGTAGCACCAGAAACTTGTGATGCGCTCATTCCTTTCGTAGAAGCCAACTGAATTCCGGTAACAGTGTTTGCTTCATACAAACGATCACCAGCACGAATAGCATCTAAACCTTTTGTCGCAGAATTGTAAGTTGCATCCGCAGCACCAGAAACACCAGCACCACCATAACGACCAGCAATTTTACCCAACAGTTTCGCCCCATAATTTGCAGGAGCGATAGCTGCTTTCGTTGGAACAGCAGCAACAGTCAACAACGTTTTTGCAACATTACCCTTAGAAGTATTTGAACCAGCAAGCGAAGTTCCCAATGGGGTCCCCGAACCAGCAAACGCACCCTTGTTCGCACCCTTGTTTGGGGTAGGCATTTTTGTGCCACCAGGTTTAACAGGTCCAACGGTTGCTGACGTAGGCTTCTTGCTTGCAGTCACACCCTTAATTTTTGTTATGTCAACAGGTGGTTTAGAAGTCTTTTTCTTAGCGGCCATAACTGCTACTATACACACGTTGGTGGGTGTGCCGTAGAGCAACAGCACTTAAATGAACTGGATGGCTCCGGTCCTCCTCACACCCACCAACACGACAAAAGACCCCCACCTTTCGGCAGGGGCCTCGTTTACCACTTACGTGATAGGGGTATTACTTCTTCTTTACTTGACTTGAAGGCTTGTTTGGCTTCCTGGTCACAAAAGTCATTGTTTTTGTTTTCACAGGATTATAGATTTTTGCGTCCGGAACATTAGATGCTGTGATTTTGGTTTGAGCATTTTTCACAGAACCAACACCTTTGGAAACGGCGGTAAGTTTTCCGCTTCCTGTGTAACTAAAAGAAGTTGGGTTTGCTGTTGGAACTTTCATTCTTGAGCCAGATACAAGGTTGTAGTTTCCCTTACCAAATACTTTGTCAGCCTTTTTGATAACAGCTTCGCGTTCAGACTTTTTTGCTGAAATACCAACACCGCGTTCAGCTTGCTTAGCCATACGTGCTGACTCAGCCTTTTGTCCTTTGGTTGGGGTTGCTTTCTTTTTAGCAGCCATAAATGTTTTCCTAAATCTCTAAAGGTGTGAGTGGTATACCGTTGTAAACGATAACACATCTGCTACACTCTACGATCACACCCGTCGGGATGACGGCACACGAAGCAATCTTCAAGGCTGTACCACGTTTGCAGGTGGCGGGGCATAAACAGGGGAACCTGGGTCGATGACCTATTTACGAGGTCAAGCAGCGCGGTGAACGTCATCTCACCAATCAAGGTGTCGGCTAAAAGAAACTAGCTACGGCGACCTGCTCACAGAGAGCGAACCGTGGGGGGAGCAACATCCCTAAACCCTCAGGTGAGATACACACACGTATGTGAATATCAACTTGACCACCAACAAACCCAAACCCACCTCCCAAGGTGGAGTCAAGCAGCCACACAGCCCACCACTCAGAGTGGTCACAAAACCACACATAGAGAGCAACCCTAATATGTATATGTATGGGGGGGCGCCAAGGCATACCCCCGCCTGCCGTGTGTGCGCTGCGCGTTGGTTCGGCCACTCTCCGCGTTCGATCTGCCGGACTATCGAGACTGATCGAGACGCGAGACACCCCCACCCCACCCACTACCTAGCGTGAACAAGTGACTACTCTCCGCGTTTAGTAAAGATAGATCAGTGCCGCCTATCGTTGGGCCGTTACCCCTGGCCAGTGTGATCTAGTGGCCGCGCTTGGTGATCTGGTGACTACGTAGCGTCACTGATATATTCTCGCGATATTAGATTGTTTGGCTTGACATTGGCCAGGTGTTGCCGTATTATGTGGATCACGGCGCGGAGGCGTGACCGTTACTAAAGGGGTGATTATGGGTAAATATCGCGTGATCGAGGAGTGGACTAATTTCCGTATTGTGGAGATCGAGGCCGCTAGTGAGGAGGAGGCCATAGATTTAGTGGCACATGGCGCGGGTGATGAGGTGGACGGTGGAACGGATAACCATAATTCGGAGGCGGTTCTACAGGCGTAGGGGTTGCCCGCGTTGCCCCGTTCGGGGGCGTAAGTGTCATTACTTGACGCGGGGCGATAGGTGGGGTAGTCTCACTATCACGGGCGCGGAGGCGTTGCCCGTTCACAACATGGAGGGGAATATATGTCAATAGTTACCAATAGCGGGCCTAGTGTCTGCATTTCTTGTATGGCTTGCCATAATGAGGGCCGAGGGTTAGGTAAGTGGATCACGGCGGAGACGGCGGCGCGTGAGGTGGACGCGGAGGCGATCACCTACGGGGGCCAGGGTGAGGCCATGACGTACGGTAGCGGCGCGGCGTTTGTTGGGTGTAAGCGTTGCGGCGGTGATGAATGGGAGGCGGTGGACGTGGAGCATGTGCCTTACGGGTTCCGCGATCTAAGGACGTTCTACGATAACGCCCAGGGCCTTTGGGAGTGTGAGAACCTTGATCTAATAGATACGTTCGCGTCATGGTTCAACGTTGGGGCCAATATCACGGACCTAGAGGAGCTTATCGGGGAGCACGAAGACCGCTATCGGGGTGAATGGTCAAGTATGCGGGCCTATGCG